CATCAAGCCGAAGCCCTTCGTCTGGAGCAAGAGCGCCGAAGACATCATCACCCGCGAGCGCCGCGCGCTGAATGCGCTCGATGAAATCAGGGGAAATCGGTAGCAAATGTCGGACTCGGAACACTAGCTTGCCTCGCTGTCCCGGCAAATCGTGAAACGAAAGGCGGGGAGATCACCCTGCCTTCAGAAGTTCGGCAATCAGTAAACTGCGGCAAGCCCGGGCGGACGGTTCGATGGCAGCACGCGCACTGTCACGCCGTGACGCACGCGCTGATGAAGGTCGATCACGTCTTGGTCCAGAAGACGAATGCAGCCAGATGATACAGCTTTGCCGAGATATTCGGGCTCGCATGCTCCATGAATCCGGTAAAGCGTGTCCACGCCATTCTGGAACAGATAAAGTGCGCGCGCGCCAAGGGGATTTCCCGGGCCCGGATCCATACCGCCGTTTGCTACGGAATACGGCTCCAGTTCGGGTCGGCGCGCAACCATCGTGTCCGGCACCTTCCAGCGGGGCCAGCTTCTGCAGAACTGAAGCCGGGCGTCACCTTGCCATTCGAACGCCGCAGCCCCGGTACCCGCACCATATCTCATGGCGCGTCCTTCGTCCTCTATCAGGTGCAGGAAACCGGCGTCGGGATCCACAACGATGGTTCCGGGTGCCTCCAGCGGAAATGGATTGTCAACCTCCTGACGCCAGAGCTTTGGCGACACAATGCCTTCTGGTACCGCCGGAATTGGATAGGGTTCACTCGTAATGGCGCCATAATGCGCGGGAAGCGGCGGAAAGATTTCGGCTTCCGGCTCAACCGGTGGCTGGGGAGAGGCCTGAGGGTTCATACCGCAAGCCGAAAGCGTCGCCACGGAGCCCCCGGCAACGAAGGCACGACGGGTCATCATGTGTCTGGTCCTTATGTGCTGATAATCGTTGGTGACCGCGTATGTTGCGCGGTCGCGACAATCAGCAGGGCCGGGGAGGATCCAGTGATCCCGCTGGCTTCACCCCAGTGAGCTGCGTTCCACCGGCAGACAGGACAGCATTATCAGCATCTGTCAGATCCAAGGAAAGCGCCGATCCAGGAAGGGCGATATCCGGGCCGCAAGGTGAACCGATCAAAACGGCTGTGCGACAGCGCTTTGGCTTTGGCGCGACAAACGTCCCAACGCGCAGGCCGCCAATAGACACTGCAACAGGCGCTGCATCGGAGTCTGCAATGGCAAGTCCTGGAGTCTGTTGGAGCCGGGATTGCGAAGCAAGTGCTCCAGAATACGCCCCCCATGGCATCACCGCCAAAACGAGGATGAAAATTGCGAGGGATCGAAACAGGGCCATTGGCTTTCGTTGCAGGCTCCGGCAGCGAACGTCAAGGAAGCGATTGGCCTCGTGAGATCAATTCGCTGTGAGTTTCGCAGTCCCCTGAGGTTTGATCACTCTGAGGCGGATGACAATAGCCAAACATCATCGGCCCGTTCGCCGTCGTCTCATAGGAAAGTCAGTGACCTATGCCCACCACCTTTGAAACCGTCCTCGCCGCGCTGCACGCGCGGCTGCAGCCGCTTGCCGCCCTTGTGCTGCGCGATGAGGTGCTGCCCGAACGGATCCCAACTGCCGGTCTGATCATCCTGCGCGATGGCCAGCCGGGCGAGCCGGAGGTGACGCTGTCGCCCTTGCGCTACCATTACCAGCACCGTGCCGAACTGGAGGTCGTCGTCCAGGTGGGCACCGGGCGGGCCAGCGCGTTCGACAGCCTGATCGCCAGCATCGGCATGGCGCTGGAGGCCGACCGCACACTTGGCGGCCTCTGCGACTGGGTCGAACCGGAAGCCCCGGCGTCGGTCGATCTGCCCATCGAGGGCGCGGCGGCGCTGAAGGCGGCGGTGATCACCGTCATCTTGCACTACACCACCACCGGCCCTCTGGCCTGACACCCCCACATAAAGGAGACCCCCATGGCACGTGCGCAAGGCGCGCGGGCGCAGATGGCGCTCGGCTTCGAGACAGTTTACGGCACCCCGCCGGTCGGCGGCTTCACCAGGATGCCCTTCGCCAGCACCTCGCTCGGATCGGAACAGCCGCTGCTGAACAGCGAACTGCTGGGATATGGTCGCGATCCCCTGGCCCCGATCAAGGACGCGGTGACGGCGGATGGCGATGTGGTGGTGCCGATTGATGCCGCGGGCTTCGGGTTCTGGCTGAAGGCCGCGTTTGGCGATCCGGTTACAACCGGCGCGGCAGCACCTTTCACACATGAGTTCCGTTCGGGCAGTTGGACCCTGCCCTCGATGTCCATCGAGACCGGCATGCCGGAGCTGCCGCGCTATGCGATGTATTCCGGCTGCGTGCTCGACCAGTTGACCTGGCAGGTACAGCGCTCGGGCCTGCTGACTGCCACCGCGCGGCTGGTGGCGCAGGGCGAGACGGTGGACACGACCACCAGCGCCGGAACACCGGCGGCGCTGGAATTGCACCGCTTCGGCCATTTCAACGGGGCAATCTCCCGCAATGGCACCGCCCTCGGCAATGTGGTCTCGGCCGAGATCACCTACGCCAACAACCTCGACCGGATCGAGACGATCCGCTCGGACGGGCGCATCGACGGCGCCGACCCGTCCATCGCATCCCTCACCGGCCGGATCGAGGTGCGCTTTGCCGACAGCACGCTGGTGAGCCAGGCCATCAACGGCGACCCGGCCGAGATCAGCTTCGCCTATGTCCTGCCCACGGGTGAGGCCTTCAGCTTCACCGTCCATGCCGTCTACCTGCCACGACCCCGGATCGAGATTTCCGGGCCGCAGGGCGTGCAGGCCACCTTCGACTGGCAGGCCGCGCGCGACAACGTGGTGGGCCGGATGTGCACCGCAACCCTGATCAATGATGTGGAGGCCTATTGAGCCCGTGTTGATCAATGGTTGATTGCCGACGATTTCCGGTCGTTGCGGATCAGGACCTTGGCGCGGATCAACAACACGGACTGGAAGCCTTCCCCAGGTATCCGCACGGCGCACACGAAACGGCGCACACGAAGGGCGGGGCGATCCCACTTCTGAGCGGCTCGAAAAAATCCGCATCGTTTCGACCCGCCCCCTGCGGGATTTCTCAAGACAACGCAGCGTTGGCGCCCATGTCTGCTCCCCTTGCCCTGCGGCTTGCGCCTCCGGGCAGCGGGGCGGGCGATTGCCGCTCGCAAGTCCCCTGATGGCTGCGGGCAACCGGCACCCGCCCCGCTTGCTCCCCCCGCGCCTTTGCAGCATTCTGCCCCGAAACACTCTCCCGCGAAGGCCGCTCCGATGAATGGCTGAAACCGATCGACAACGCATCATGTGAACGCCGCCATGCCGAAGCCTGTCGAACCCGCATCGCATATCCCGTCCGCCTCACCCCTGGACGCCGCCCGCTTTCCGCGGCTGGCGATCCATGTCGGCATGGGCCAGTCGCTGATGGAAGGGGTCGGCCATGGCAATCAACGGCAAACCCTTGCGCCCGTCGCAGCGGGCCGCGCCGTCTCGATGAGGCGCATCCCGGATCCGCGCCATCCGCAGCCCGACGCCGCCTTTCAGCGCCTGATCGACACGGGCCTGCACAACGGCGCCGAAACGCCCCTCGTTCAGGCGGCTGTCGGCCTTCTGCCGGCACTCGATGCAGACGAGGGCCTCCTGAGCATGAATTTCGGCCGGGGCGGGTTCAGCTTCGCGCGGCTCAGGAAGAACGGCACCGAGGCGGTCTACGAAAACTGGCTTCGCGCTCTCGACCTGCACCACCACCTCGCGCGTACGAACGGCATGACCCTGACGCGCCTGTTCGTTTCATGGATCCATGGCCAGGCCTGCAGAGCGAAGCACGCGCATGGCTATCAGGCGGAGATGGAGACCCTGCTGGCCGATCTCGCCGCTGACTTCGAAGAGCGCGTTCCGGGAGGCACCACGCTGATGTGCGTGAGCCAGCTCGCCTGTTGCGACAACCTCTACCGCTTTGCGGTTTCACAGGCGCAGTTCCATGCGGCGCGGGACAACCCGCGCATCATCATGGCCTGTCCCGAATACCCGATCCAGCGCGTCGATGGCACGCATATGACAGGGGCGGGTTACGCCATGCTTGGCGCCTGGCATGGGCGCGCTTTGCGCAAGACGGTGCAGACCGGGGCAAAATGGTGGCCGCTGCACATGGCCTGTGCAATCCGCGATGGCGCGACCATCACCGTCACCTTTGTCGGCGGCGAGGGCGATCTGACCTTCGACAGCTATTCACCGGATCAAGGCAAGGTCGTCACCGGCGCGCGTGCGCTGCCCTTCGCGGGCTTTTCCTGGGCACAGACCGGCGGCGAGCCGCAGGACATCGCCGATGTCGAGATCACCGGCCCGCGGCAGATCACTGTGACGCTGACGGGCGATCCGGCAGGGGCGACGGGCAAGCTGGTCCTCGGGCACACACCCGCCGCCGCAACCCGGCGCGAGGGCTTCACCGGGGGCGATCCGCGCACCGCCACCGGCGGCGCGACGAACATCCGGACGGCGGGCAGCGATACCGACGCCTGGGGCCGGATCCTGCACGACTGGGCGGTGCTGCAAGAGATCGAGGTGAAGGAGGTCTGAGCCGCCTTCAGCCCACTGCTGCGCGTGCGTGCGTGTGGGCGGGACAGCCGTCGTTGCGCAGGTTCCGCGCGGGAAGCCCGGGGGCTTGAGTATCCGTCATGCGCAAGCAAGGTCTTGAGCCCGGTTTCAGGCCCTCGGGGAAGACGGCAGCCGATCCCACCCGATACCGGTCCTGCCGAGCTCTGCCGACACGTCCGGACGCCGCCATGACCCGCCATGACTGACGTGGCGGTCATGGCTTCCGACGACCCCGAGAACCGAGGAGATTTATAAGACAATGCTGACGCTCGACCTGACCAACGCCTCGCGCTGGCACGACCTCGCCCCCGGCGTCCGGCTGCTGCTACGCCCGCTGACCACCGCGCTGATGGTGGCCACCCGCAGCGATCCGGCTGTCGAGGCCGTGCCCGAGGACGCCTCCGACGAGGAACGCGCCGTCGCTTTCGCGAAAGCACTGGCGCGGCGGGCCTTGCTCGCGTGGGAAGGCATCGGCGACACGGACGGCAACGCGATGGATCCGAGCCCCGAGGGCATCGACGCCCTGCTGGAAATCTGGCCCGTCTTCGAGGCCTTCCAGACCCGATACGTCGCGCGCGGCCTGTTGCTGGACGCGGAAAAAAACGTCTCCGCGCCCTTGCTGAATGGCACTTCAGCGGGGGCGACCGGTACTGCGAAGCGTGCCAAGTCTCGTGCCCGGACTGCCCCGCAAGACTGAACCGACCCCACAGCTTCGAGGGTTGGCAGGTCTGGGATCTGGTTGGCCGCCTTGGCGGGCAGCTGCGGGTGATCCCCGGCGCGGTGCTCGGCTGGGACATGGGGGCAGCGCTGGCGCTGGCGCAGGCGCTGGGCATTGACCCCCTGATCGCCGCCGAACTGCTGCCCGAGATCGAGGCGGTGATGGTGCGCAAACTCAACGAACAGATTGAAGGAGGCCGCGATGGCTGAAAAACGCGTGTCCGTCCGCCTCGCCGCAGTCGGCGGCCGCCAGGTGCGGGCCGAGCTGGAGGGCGTCGGTGCGGCTGGCGCGCGCGGCTTTGGCCGCCTGTCGAGCGAGATGGACATGGCCAATGCCCGCGTCGCGGCCTTCGCCCGCCGCGCCACGCTTGCCGCCGCTGCCGCAACTGCTGCGCTGGCCGCTGCCGGGGGTGCGATGATCCGCTCGGGTCTGCAGACGGTCGATGCACAGGCGAAACTCGCAGCCTCGCTCGACACGACAGTGGCGAGCATTCAGGTGCTGGAACGCGCGGGCGATCTGGCGGGCGTGTCGATGGGTCAGGTCGAACAGGCCACGGTGCAGCTGACGCGGCGGCTGAGCCAGGCGGCTTCCGGGACCGGCCCCGCAGTGGACGCTCTGCATCGCCTGCGGCTCTCGGCCGAGGATCTGCAAAGCATGCCTCTTGATGAGCGCATCGCCACCATTCAGGAGGCGCTGGGCCAGTTTGTCCCAGAGGCCGAGCGCGCCGCTGTCGCATCGCAGCTTTTCGGCGACCGTGCGGCACTGGTGTTCACGCGGATCGACACGGCAACGCTGCGGCAGGCCAGCGACGATGTGCGCGATTTCGGCGTTGTCGTCTCGGAGCAGGATGCATCCCAGATCGAGCGCACCAATGACGCGATCTCGCGGCTGGGGATGATCTGGCGGGGGCTGTCGAACCAGCTCGCGGTGGCCGCCGCCCCGGCGCTGGAGGCGGTGGCGGATGCCGTGGCGGCCATGGCGCGCACCACCGGGCCGATAGGCAAGGCCATTCAGGGCCTGTTCGCGAACATCGGTCGGCTGACCACCTATGCCACCACCTTCGCGGCGTTGCTGGCCGGGCGGTGGGTGGCGGGGCTGGCTGCGGCCGCGCTGTCCGTGCGCGGCCTTGCCACCGCGCTGGCCGTCCTGCGCGGCGCACTGATCCGCACCGGGATCGGCGCGCTGATCGTCGGGGCGGGCGAGTTGGTCTACCAGTTCACCCGCCTCGTCTCTGGCGCGGGCGGTTTCGGAAAAGCCATGAGCTTGCTGAAGGACGTGGCGGTGGAGGTCTGGGACCGCGTTTCGCTGAGCGCAAGCGCCTCATGGGCGCGCGTGGAATCTTCATGGGCCTCGGCGCAGGCGGTGATCTACGACGGCCTGCAGGGTGCGACGGACGCGGTGGTTGGATGGGGCAACAGCGCGATCGGGGCATTCCAGGGCAGCTACGACGCGATCAAGGTGATCTGGGGCAAGCTGCCCGGTGCTATCGGCGACTTCGCCTTTCAGGCGGCGAACGGGCTGATCTCGGGTGTCGAGAACATGCTGAATGGCGTCGTCACGCGCATCAACAACTTCATCAACGGATTGAACGCCGCGCTGGACCTGCTGCCGGACTGGGCGGTGGGCGAAGGCGGTGTGCGGATCGGCACGCTGGACCCGGTGACGCTGGGCAGGATCGACAATCCATACAAGGGCGCTGCCTCGGAGGCCGGAGCCGCAGCGGGTGAGGCTTTCCGTGCCGCCATGGACCGAACCTATGTCGAACCGCCAAACCTCTTTGGCGGAATGGCTGACGATGCGCGCGGGCGGGCGGCCGGATATTCCGAGGCGGCTGGCATTCTGGCCGACGCCGCCGCGCGCCCCATGACGGCGTGGCAGGCACTGCGGGATGCAATCTCCGGTGCCGACGATGAAGGCGCCGACGCGCTCGACAGCGCGACACGGTCTTCGAAACGACTGAACGACGAGCTCGACAAGAACGACGACAAGGCAGGCCGCGCAGGCGGCGTGGCGCGCCAGGCAGGCAAGGACGCGGCGGATGGTGCCAAGACCGCCGCAACCGGCTGGCGCGCGGTCTCGGCCTCCCTTTCCGAATACGCATCCCGCGCGCGGGAAATCGGCGGCGATATCGGCCAGGCGTTGACCGGGGCCTTCCAGTCTGCCGAGGAGGCGATGTCGAACTTCGTCAAGACCGGCAAGCTGAACTTCAACGATCTCGTCACCTCGTTGCTGGCGGACCTGGCAAAACTGGCGATGCGCAAATCCCTGTTCGGGCCGCTGGCGAACCTGCTGTCGCAGGCGATTGGCAGTGGTCCTGGCGGCACCTTCGGAAACGTCGTCGCGGGTGTGCTCCATGGCGGCGGCATCGTGGGTGGGCCGACACCAGGGCGGCGCATCCCGGCGCTGGCGTTTGCGGGCGCGCCAAGGATGCATTCCGGAGGGATAGCCGGGCTTCGCCACGACGAGGTTCCGGCGATCCTGCAGCGGGGCGAGCGCGTGCTGTCCCGGCGCGATGCGCGGGGATCGGGGGGCGACGGCATGACCATCATCTTCAACGACCAGTCCCGCGGCGTTGATATCGGGATGGAGGAAACCGTGGCCCCTGGCGGCGGACGCGCGCTTTCGTTCACCATCGCCGACAAGGTCGGCGAGGCGCTGACCAGGCGCGGCGGCGGCGCGAACAAGGCGCTGAGCGCGATGGGCGTGCGGGCGCCGAGGGCGCGGCGATGACTGTCGCGATCTGGCCTTCCGAACTGCCGCGCCCGCTCCGGGCGGGCTATCAGCGGCAGACCGACGATCCGCGGCTGGCCCGGCGTGCCGGGGCCGGGCCGCCAGACTATCGCCGCCGCTGGTCAGGCGTCAGCCGCGGTGTCTCCATGGTCATCTCGGTCACGAGGTCGCAGAAGGCGGTGTTCGACACATTCCATGACGAGGTCGTCGCCATGGGCAGCCTGCCGTTCCGGATGCCCGATCCCACCACCGATGGCTGGCCGATGCTGGATGACACCGGCAGGCCGGTGCTGGCAGGCGACGGCGCGCCGCTGCTGCTGGCGGCAGAGTGGCTGTGCCTCTTCGGCGCGACCATGCCGGTCGAGACAATTGTCAACGTCCGCTTCCAGATATCCTTCACTGTCAAGGTGCTGCCATGACCAGGCGCGTCTCGCTCAATGCAAGGATGGCACAGGACGCCGCGCATTCCGCCGAGATCGAGGTGGTGCTGATCATGGTTGATCATCCGGATCTGGCGGCGCCGATCCGGCTTTCCACCGACAATGCCGACCGCGTCTCGATCGATCCGCTGATCTACGGGACGCGATCCACATGGCGTGGCAGCAATCCGGTGACAGAGCCGTTCCTCTTCATCCTCGCCAGCGCCGCGCTTCCAAGCGATCTGGAAGGGGCCCCGGCCGAGGCCAGCATCGTGATCGAGGCGGTGACGGGCGAGGTGGCGCGGCTGCTGCGCAGCTTCATCAGCCGCGCCACGGTGCATATGGCGGTGGTGCTGGCGAGCTCTGCGGACGTCATCGAGTTCGAGGCGACGGGAATGCGGCTGATGCTGGCCGAGGGCAGCGCGGGCGAGGTCACCACCTCGATCGGCCGCGAGCCGGTGGAGGAGGAAAGCCTGCCGGGCCTCAGCTTTACCAAGGACCGCTTTCCGGGGCTGCACAGATGACACATTGGAGCGCGCGCTATCTCGGCCTGCCGCACCGTGACCTCGGGCGTGACCTCACCGGCGCCGATTGCTGGGGCCTGTTGCGGCTGGTCTATGCCGCGGAGCTTGGCGTCGATCTGCCCTCGCATGACGGCGCCTATCACAGCGCGGCCGAGGCCGCCGAGATCGCGGCGCTGATCGATGGCGCAGCGGACTGGTCCGATTGGGTGCCTGTCGCGGCAAATCCCGCGCCCTTCGATGCAGCACTGTTCCGGCGCGGGCCGCACCGTGCGCATGTCGGCGTCATCGCGGTGCCGGGTCTGATGCTGC